AACCTTCCTGAGCATTTGGAGTGCTCAAAAGCCACAAGCAACCGCCAGTGGTTAAAAGCATAGGGGTGATAGACTGCCAAATAGTCTCAGGAAGATAAGCACACTCATCAGGAACGACTACGTCCATGGTTAGACCTAAAGCACCAAGACCGTATTGACCAACAGCCTTAGTAATAGCATAAGAACCATTAGTTAATTCAACTTTATGTTTCGTAGGTCTTTTAGCACCTTTACAGATTAAAGCCTTATTCAAGTCATGAAGATGCAAAACAATCTTCACCAACATATTCTCAGCCTGTTGCTCAGTAACAGAAATAATCAAAACCTTCTTCTTAGGATACTTAGAAATAAACAAAGCAGTCTTATGAGCAATAATCTCAGTCTTACCAACCTGACGACCAGAACAAACACAAATATTACCCTCAGCATCAAGAACATCACGCTGCCACTTATCCCAAACAACCATAAAACCTCAAAATATTTTCCGGAGAATTTTTACAGGATTGCCCCCCCTATAATCCCCCCCATTGTTACTGTCGCATAGTGAATGAAACTAGTTTCAGTGTATATTAGTATACGTTTGTGCACACTGGTATACTCTTATTGTGCTTATCCAGTGTGGAATTGTGGCTATTAGCTACATTACGCATGGAACTCCATGTGAATTATCCACACCAGTATACTAATATGGCTATTACCACACTAATAGCTATAGTGACATACAAGTATACATAACTCATTGATAGTGAATGGTTTCCCATTAGTTTTTGATCTGCCCTGAGTTGAGAGCGTACATTTTTTGTTTCTTTGTGTGTGAATCAGCACTGCTGATTCTGGGTTAGGGAAATATAAAAATGTATGCTACACAACGATTGGATGCAGATCACAAACTTTCAAAAATAAGAAAAAGGAAGTGTATGTTTTATTATATATATATATGTAATATATTTAGAGAGAGAGAGAGAGAGAGAGTTAAGCACAAAATTTGTTAAAAAAAAACTATATATTAAGTCTAGTTGATTAAAGGTTTTAAGCGTTAATTATCTCTTTCTATCAAACATAAGTAGAGAACAACAATATTTAAATATTAGTTAGTATATATGAAAGTATGAAAAAAACAATTAGTATAACAGTGGATATGGACACTTGGATAATAGCCAAGGAGAAAGTAAACAATCTAAGCAAATACTTAAACGAATGTTTATATGGATTAACAGGAAGAAACGAGATATACCAAGATAAAGTAAAACTTGAAGAAGAAATACAATACACTAAGAAAGCTATTCAAGAACTCTTTATTAAGCAATCCTTAGCCCAAGAAGCCCTAAGATTAATGGAAGAGGCTCAAATAGTCAAAGCTAAAGAATTAGAAGCTAATGAACAATATAAACGCTGGGTATGCCCTGTGTGTAAGACTTTAAACTTTATGGACAATTACGAATGCTCTAAATGTAGGCTAAAAACACGCAATGATAGCAAACTAACAATAACAAGCACTAAAGAGATCACACAATGAATATTGAAGATTTTGAGAACATAGTTTTGACTGGATGTGTGGTATTCCTTATGTTTATTTTAGCCTTACTTATTATAGCGGTGTTAACATGATGTTTATTGCAGGTATCATAGAATCAGATGCTCCACGAAAGGGTAATAAGTTTAATGTAGTGACTGAAGCTGGTTATTTTGATGTTGATAGATCTAAACTTCAAGCTTTTAGGTGTCCACAATGTAAAGAACATAATCTATTTCGTGGTTGTGTTTATATTGGGTGCACTGGTTGTATGAGTTATTTTAGTGAGAAGGAGATTATTGAAGAAAATTTGGAGAGTGATTGAAATGATAAAGACTTTGATTGGATATGGACCTAATGAACTTGATGCGCAAGTTAATGACTTTGAAAAGACACAAACAGTATTCGCAACGCAGACGCATGTGAATCAGATACAAACCTCAACAGGTTATCAAATACAATATACTGCAGTAATATTTTATAAAGCAAAAAGCGATTATAATAAGAGTTAAAAATGGACGACGACAAATATAATGATTGGTTCTCGTTTAATTTCGATAATAATGCGATAGCCTATGCAGAATCTAAGGAAGAAGAATTTGAAGAATTTTGTTTAAACAAGTTCCAACAGATAGGAGTTGATAGAGATGAAGAATAAGAAAACTAAAAAGATTGATGTTTCAGGATGGAGTATGCGAAAGTTTAATGCTGAGATGAAGAAATTGACGGATTATCCTAAAAAGCGAAAGGTGAAAAAATGATTACTATGAGAGAACAATTAAAATTACTTTCAAATATTAAACATTTATTTGATAATCAAGTTACAGAAGAAGAATTTGATGATTTTATAGAAGTTGTTAGAGGAAATTTAGATTTTATCGAGGTGTGAAATGAAATCAAAAGTACATCCTATTGATTGTATTTGTACGAATTGTGAGTTTAAGCGTGACGAAAGATTTAAAGAAATCGACAAAGATATTCATAAAGAGTTCGTCGACGATAAGGCAGAGCTTATTAAGCAGTTGCGTGAGACTAATGAGCAGTTAGATAAAGGTGTTTAAATTGGAAACAAAAACAACACCCCAAATTTATAATGGATGTAAAGCATTAGATATGCTTAATGCTTTAGATAAGTTAGATGAGAAGTGGGTTCGTGTAGAAGATATATTAAATATATTTAATGATGAAACATTATCTGATGCGGGATGCTTAATAAAATTAAAACATGAGCTTTCCCAATCAAACCCTTCAAATATTACGATACTTGGAAGAATGCCTGAGAGTCCTTGTAGGTCACATGGGGAAACGGACTCCTGTTATGGAACTCAGGCTCCACAATCGACTCAGAAGATAGGAGAGTCATCCGATATAGACAAATCGAAGTTAGAGTCTATATCCAAGTTAAACCTACAATTAAATTCTGGGCGAGATACTTTAATGCATGGATATTATGAATATGGTATAACAATGTGTGGTAAAAATAGTTTTGATTATGCAATTAAAGAAAAAGATGTTTCTTGTCCTAAATGCCTAAAATATCAGAAGGTGAAAGAATAAAAATTATTATTGATACTCGTGAGCAGAAGCCTTTAATATTCACTGATCATGAGACAGTCACACGTAAACTAGATGAAGGAGATTATAATATAGTAGAGTTAGAAGATAAGATAGTTATAGAACGCAAGTCAATTCAAGATTTATACGGTAGCATAATTCAGGGTCATGCACGATTCAAGAGAGAAATACTTAGAGCAAAAGCAAAAAATAAGAAATTTTATATATTCCTCGAAGGAACAAAAACAGCTTTTATTCGAAGGTCAATAATAAAATATAATATTAAGTGGGAAACATTAAGTAAAATAATTAATACAATGGTTACACGTTACGATTTAATAATTGTAGAGTGTGAGGATAGAGAATTAATGTCATCAAAGATTATTGAGACAATAGAAAACGAATTGAAAAACGGAGTTGGAAACAATGGTTGATACGACAAGAGCAAGTGAAGGAAAGTATGTGAATGCGGACATGGTAAGAGACAGTCCAACAAAGAAGTTAGTCATCATGGATGAAGGGGAATATGTTGAAGGAGACTATGGAGAAAAGTTTCAATTAACAGTAGAGATAGACGGTAAACAGAAAATCTGGAGTCCTAATAAGGATAGTATAAAAAATATCCAAGATGTAAAAGGTAAAGATTCCAAGAATTGGATTGGTGTGATTGTGCAGTTAAGCAACTTAAAGATTCGTGGTAAAGATACAGTGAACGGATTTCCGTTACAATAGATTATACTTTTTGGGGGAATTTGTAGCAGGTGACGCAAACCATCTGCTACATTTTATTTTTATTATGGGTGCACGAAAAAAAACATTTAATTGTATAAAATGTAATAAACTTTGTTGGGGTAAGATTTGCAGAAGTTGCTATATGCACAAAGATAGAAAGAAGGGACGACATAAAGCATATTATTATTCTATAGAAATTTGAATCTCCAATTCTTTAAAAACTTCCATTGAGTATTAAAGCGATGTTTAGTGCCACTCATAGGCAATAAAGTTATAGTTGCTGGTGTTGTTGTAATATGATCTAGTTTTTCTTCAGCATCAGAACCAGCCGCGTTAGTTGCTGTTAATTTTATATCCCAAGTTCCAAGAGCTAAAGACTCCGTAGGATTCTGATTAGTAGAAAATACCGTATAACCGCTTCCGTCGTTCTTTTCCCAACTCCACGACGTAGGAGTATTTGTTGATGCATCAGTAAATGTTACGCTCAATAAAGGATTTCCTGTTAATGGTGTGCCACTAAATGCAGCTACTGGAGCAATAGCAAAAGGGTAAGCAAAACCTGAACCACTCCCATATAATTCTGTAACTTCTGCAGATGATAAATCTCTAGTCCATAAACCATACTCATCCATCGAGCCAGTAAAATATTGTGTAGCATTTAATCCACTACTGCCTAAATACCAGTTTGCAGGACTTGTAAAAGTTCCAGTTGTTGCAACGTCCTGATTCCATGAACCATTAATGTAAAGAGAATATTTAGGAGTGGCCTGATTATAAACTATTGTTATCATATACCATGTCCCAAAAGATAATGTAGTCACAGCAGTTGAGTTATAGTCTCCACCGCTAGTTCTAAAAACTACTTGAAAACTATTAGTAGCACCCCTAGTATCTATATAAATCCAGAATCTATGACCTGCACCATCTTTACCTAAAATTTCTTGAAATTGATTAGAATCGGTAATTTTCAGCCATACATTAACACTAAAAGTTCCTGCTAATGTAGAACCATAATTAGTATCCATATACTGACTGCCAGCCCCTGAAAAGTTATAACATCCATTAATCTTACCAGTAGCATTATAAGTTGCACTATGGTTTGTTCCATTAGCTGTTCCTATCTCATCAGTTATTGCTGCATTAGAATCTAGTTTAAAGTATTGAATTAAATTAGTATTAAGAGCCATTTTAAACCATCATAAAAATTTAATAAAAAAAATAAATAAAAAAATTATATTCCAACCTTCTCACTCTGAGAAACGTTAGAACCTTCCTCAGGTATCAAGTTTTCTTGATGTCCAGTTTGTGTAGTTGTCCCTGCTGTTAAACCGTCAGTGACTGGGTATCTAGTTGCTATCTCTCTAGTTCCCCTACCGCCTGCCATGTTTAAGCCGCCTGGATTACAAGAGCAAAGCCCATACCATTGCTAGTGCTAATTAATACACTATCAGCTACTAATACAGTGCCAGCACCAAACGTTAATCTACTTGCAAACTCGTTAGCATCAGAATAGATTAATGCACCAACTACTGTGCCATCATAAGTTCCTTCATTAGCACGATTTACAACATCGCCATCAAACTTGTAATGAGCAAGTAAACTTGTAGTGTTGGTTACACCTCTGAAGTCATTTTTAATTTGGTCACAGGTTAACGCTGCAGTGGCTGCTGTCCCACTCCAAACTTTAACATCTGAAATGTAGCCTTTAAACTCATTAGTTAATGCAGCTAATCCTGCTACACTATCTGATGCTCCAATATGTGCTCCATCTATACCATCTGTTAATGCGAACCAGTCACCTAAAGATGTTGCTGTAGTATCTGTTACTGCTACTTTTTCTCCATTAACAAAAAAGTAAGGTCTACTACCATCTTGCACTAAAGCGACATGAGTCCAAGTATGTATAGGAACAACTCTACTTGTTGAATCTATCTGCACTTGAGTTGCACCACCATCATACACAACGAAACGAAGTTTACCTGCTACGACTTGAAAGTGCATATACTCTGCAACATTAGCATCTCCAGCACCAAATATGGAATAAGTCCCACTATCATCAGGAACCATAATCCATGCTGATATAGTGCCTTTAGTATGATTAGCAGCTACGATTGCAGCAGCTAAAGCATCTACTTGCACACCATCATCTACATCACCACCAAGAAATCTTAGTGCATGACGTGTAGGGTTAAGACTACCTACAACAGTATATAGATCTGTAGTTGCCACTTTACACCTTCGCTAATACGCCAATATTCTCTAACGCTGTGATTAAACTATTCACTTTAGCTGTTAAAGCTACAATGTCGTTGTATGCTGCTGTGCATTGTGCTCCAGTCCATGTGCTAGCATCTGCTCCAGTTCCTGGAGTTGTTGCTGTAACTGTCATGTCCGCAATATTTGCGGCTGTTATATCTATTACTGATTTTCCCATTTTAACCTCTTTATGTTGCTGTATTTGTTAATACATATACAGATTTTGGGTCAGTGCATATTGCTTCGCCTTCTTCCCATACTCTTATCTTTCTACCTATTCCTGGGTCGTTAGTTGTGATTGCTGTTATTGGCATGAAGTTCTTCCATGTGCAACTCTGTTGAGGAATAAATAGGACTGCTTGGTCAGTTGTTGCATTCTCTGATACTACAACTTGACATCCTAATAAATCCATTACAACGCCTGTTTCTACTTTGCTTGATGCAAATGCTGGTATACTTGAACCTTTAACATTAATAAGCCATGTTAATAAGTTCTTGTGTTCAATAGAGTTTAATGCTAATACTCCACCTTCAGGATTATAGCCGTATGCTCTTAATGCTTGCTTCATTGTTAAGATATCTTTTACTGGGTCAGCTGTTGCTGCTACATCCCAAGCTGCTGTTGATGCTCCTGTTTGAACTCCTGATGCTGTAGTTAATACAGTATAGATTCTACTATCAACCTGTCTTTCTACTGCACGAGTTAAGTCCCTAACATTTGCAGCTAATATATCAACATCACAATCTTTAATATCCTCTTCAGAGATTGTTGGTGATTCAACAAAATACTTTCTAACATAAGAAGTGTTTCTTGTCCAGCTTTGTTCTACAACTACTGGTCTACTTCTGAATGAAGTATTTGCTATCTGTGAAGCTGTGATTGCTGTAGTATCAGTGCTATCTAAGAATCCTGATGTTTTACTATACCAGCGTATTTCTCTTGCTGTAGTGCTTGTTACTGTGCAAAACTTTTTGAATATGTTTTGTTCATCTGCAAATCCTTTTGCTAGCTTATCAATATCTAAGCCTCTTATATCTGCCATTCCGCTTGTATCTGCCATTTTTAAGCCTCCCTCAATAGGACAAGACAGCTTTCGCCTGCTGCTGCAGTTTCTAATGCTTTGCCTATAACGTAACCTAGTTCATCATCAAGTGTTGTATAAGTGCCTATTGTATTAGTGCCTTTAACAACTACATCCTTTCCTACTGTAGTGCTTTGTCCTGCTTCTACAACCATCTTGAAAATTCCTCTTCTATAAACTCCAAGTTTGGTTCTACCGTCAGATGCAATCTTTTCTTCTGCTGCAATTCCAGCGAATAAGTCATTATCTCCTGTTGCTGCTGCTGCTGTCATTGGGTCACTCATCTTTAATAGTGTCCCCTTTTCTATGCCTGCTCCATCCGCTACTGTGAAAGGGATTGGCAGATCTAATTCCATCCATAATACTGCTTCATTTGCCATTTTTGTTTACCTCTTGGCTAACTTTTCGTTAGCTAATTTTAATAAATGTTCATTAATTATAATTTCTCTTTTATGAGTTTCAATATCTTTTAAGCATCGTTCTTTAAATGTTGTCCAGAATGCTTCTTCTGGACTTTCTGCAATCTTTACATCTTTATCTATTATCATATACCGCCTCTCATTATTCGTGCTGCATACTCTTTTGCTGTCTCTTCTTTCATTTGTGGTTGTGGCTGCCCTGCAGATGTTTTACCGCCCAAGATTTGACGTGTTTCAATAACTTCCAAACGTTTAATTTGTTCTTTGATTTCTTCATTTGCTTTCTCCAACCTTTCTGCGGTTTTGTTTGCTTCTTCTACAATATTTGGTTCTTTATTTTCTTCTGTCATTATTTCCCCCCATTATCTTTATTATTAAAATATACTGTGATTATGTGGCCTAAATTATCTGTGGCTTCAGTATTTTTAGTGATAATTTTTTCTGTCCTATGCATGAACCATAAACACATCACAATAGGAAAAGCGTAACTACCTACTAATGTTTCAATCTCAATCATTATTGATTCCTCCTGCATTAATATATTTTGGTGTAGGCTTATTTAAAGCAGCAAATAAAGCGTCATCATCTGCTATCTTTCCTGGTGGTGTCCCTCTAAGTTTATCACCATAAAAATATAATTCTAATTCTACTAAATCATCCTTAATATTATCTGTATATGCTCGCTGGTCACCAGCAGCAATAGCTCTTAATTGTGACATAGTTTTAAACTTTCTTGATTGTGCATCATTATAAATTGTTTGTGTTACCTTAACATTTTCTGGAGTGTTTGCTGTTAGCTTAGCATTTGTTATCATGTCATTAATTTGTGTATCTGCTGTGGCTATATTTCCTTTTACACTTTTTAAACTTTCCTCGTTAGAATAATCTTTTAAATATTCTCTTAATTTTCTATCCTGTGCTAAAGCATTTATTGTGCTAGTGCCACCAGGAAGTTTAGAAGCGAAAGCTGTTAATTTTGGTAAAAGATTTATAGCTGTATTTTGAGGAATAAATTTATCTACTGAAGTTCCAGTAATATAATTTAATCCATTATTACGGGCATTTATATTTGTTGCAATATCTACTGATGTTGGGTCGCTGAAATCGTTTATTATATCAGGATTTAATTGTCCAATATTTGCTGCTTGTTCTGGACTTAAATTTGGTGGTGTCATTTTAGCTATTGTTTCTGCATCTGCTAATCTTTGTTTCTCTTTTTCTTGCACTTGTTGTTCTCTTGTTGGTGCATTATCTCGTTCTGTTGCACCTGCATTTATTGCCATTGTTTCTGCATCGCTAGAACCTGAATAATTTATATTGCCTGAAGCATCTCTCTCTAAAATTTTATCACTGCCTAATTCTCTATCTTGATAACGTGTCTTTTTAGTTTTTGAATTATATATTATTGTAGTGACCATTTTTATTGACCTTTTCCTGCTGTTACATCCTGAGGCTGTATTTCCATTCCCTGATTAGCGTCTTTTGCTTCATCTTGTTGAAGATTCTCTAATAATGTAACTGGACTGTTTAATTTAATTTCTAAATATAATTGTTTAAGGATGCTCTCCTCCATAAATCTTTGTGATTGTGCAAATACTTGCTCATGTGCAAGATACTCAATTTTAGACTGTGATTCATTTCCACTTGCAGCACCAAACACAGTAAGTGGTAAGCCTAAACTTCTATAAAACTTTTGTCTTAAAGAGTCTCTCCAGTTTAGAACAACTGCGGATAAATTCACTTGGACAACTTCGTATGATAATGTATTAGCATCAAAAGGCACATACATATTCTCGCCTAAGTTCAATGCTGAATCTGCCTTATTTTTGAAATCATTAATTTTAGTAGGGTCGTCAGTTCCTAACTTAAATATTATAAAAGGTCTAACTTGTCGGTGCATTAATTTCTTTGTATCTCTGAATGATTCTTTTTCTGCAAGAATAGTATTTTTTAATGATACTATATCAGATATTCCATGCACTGAATCTGCAAATCTATTATGACTGAGATGCCATATATCCCTAGGCTCAAACTTAATAACTGTACCAGTAATCTTGCTTACTTGCTCATACCTTTTGAGTATACCTTTCTTATCGACTACAATTTTAATACTTGAAGGGTCTAAAACTTTAAGATTTAATAAAGTGCCTGTTTTCTCGTCCCTGATAATTTCAGCAAACGAATCTCCAGCTAAACGAGAAATTAAATCCATATTGAACATTATATCATTAAATGTATCTTTACCCCAACCAGAAATATGATCTAAGATAACTGAAGTTTCAGCATCTGCAATATAAGATTTACCCACAGTCCAAATAGATTTCATAATAAAAGCGTTCTTTAACTCGCCTAAATCTTCATCGTTGAAATATCCCCAATAATTAGTCCATTCAGTATTCTGCCAAGTATACTCATCTTGTCCAGTTGCACCATCAGTATTTAATGGAGTAACAGTTACATCTTTAACTATATTAGTTACATTACTTAATACCGTATTTCCTATTCCGAAACTCATAAATTCACCTTAAATGGACAATCAAAAGTTATACTCGAACCAATAGTCCTAGTATCATAATCCGTATATGTCTTTAAAGAAGCAGGGTCATAATATAATTCTAATCCCGTGCTGTCACCTGCTGTAGCATCACCTATAATTTGAATATTTAACCTTAACTTCTCACCCGTAGCGAAATGTTTATCTGTTAATGATACTTTAATACATTCACGATAATATTTAGGAGCACCTGCCGGCCTATCTACACCCGTAGTTGTTCCAAGTAATGTTTCTGTTCCCCCTGATGTAACATGATAAATATTCACTATACTTCTAGTGGCTGCATTACCACCTGCAGAGTGATTATAAGTAAAATTTGTATAGGCAAATCCTGAAACTACTGCCGGAATTTTCATCTCAACATCAAAATCTATATCAATACTTACAGCAGCATTTATACCGCCAGTTATAGTGCTAAACCATTTAAGAGTAGGTCCGTCAACAATACGTGTTGCTAAAAAATATGTTGTTGCACCCGTAGTGTTACTTGCTGCAGCATAATATTTTCTATATCCTACACCACTTGTTAAGTCTAGCCAATCATAACTACCGATTACTGGACTAACACTCTGAAAATATGTTGGGACACCAGCCAAGTTTAAGTGCCTCCACGATTAACAAAATCTTTACACTTCTCATCCATTAACATAGTTAAATCATTCATATATAACACATAAAGTGTATTCATTCTAGCAACAGCTTCTTGAATATTCATAAATCCTGACATGTCGGAATTTATAATACTTATTGCACCTAAACATCCGGCTGCATGAACTAATAATCTTTCAACATGAGGATAACTAGCAGCATACGAAGTATACCACGCCGACCAGTCAAAACCAGATGCAACGTTAATATGTGCTTCAGCCTCTAAACCAAATTCTAAAAGGTAAGCAGCACCAGTATATGTAGAATTAGCATTAGCACCAGCCAAGTAAGTCATTGGAGTGCCTAAAGCATAAGTAACAGCCATTATAATCGCCCCAACCTAAAATTTAAATTTTCATTTAATACATCTAACATATTGCCGATAGCATACGCATCATTAGATACAATAACTTTATCTTTCTCAAAAGTGTTATTAACTAACTTTAAATTATCAGAAAGAATTTTAATATCCTCAGAACGCAAAGGAAGTAAAACAGCAGCCTCTTTAGAAACGAGTTCAGCAGTAGTATACTTATTTGTAAAACTCATAAATTACCTTACCCAGAGAGCTAACCTCGTCGAGTGATTAGCCCAAGCTGCACGAATTAAGCCTTCTGTAATGTGACTGTAACGGCCATATATTTTAATGTTTGCTTTAGAAACGTCATGTTCTATCATAATAGACTTTAAAGAAGTAAAGATATTAGCATCTTTCAACAATAAAAGGTCACCTTTCTCCATTAATGCTAAAGTATTCAAGTATAAATCTTCCTTCAATAACTTCCTAGTTCGATTCTCATTAACTTCTAAACTACGAGAAGCATTATTTATAGCAGTAACCTTATTCTTAGTTTGAGAATTATTCAACAATTGATCAAATACAGCAACACCCAAGCCACCATCATCAATATAGATTTGCTTAAAATTATAAATTCTATCAAGTTCAAGAATCTTACTAATAGTTTCAGTAGTTAAAGTATACCTCGTGACGAAGTTTTCACGCTGAAAATATTTACCCTCAAGCCTCTCAAGAATTTCAAAAGTTGTCTCATCACCTCCCATACGAGCAACGTCAACACCCAAGAAAAATGTTCGATTAGTAGTGTGTAAAATGACAGGTCTATCTAGTTGCTGACATTGCTCGATGAGAGAATCAGAAAACAATTGCCCAAGTTCCTCCTGAAATTGAGCTAGATACTGTTGAGCATACTGCATAGGAGACATACGAGCTTTTTCCCTTTCAAGATAAGCAAGCATTATAGAACGTTGAGGCTCAGGCCTAGCCTCAGCAACCTCTTCACTATTAACATGAAAAGTTTTAAAACCATACACAGGATTAGTATAAGCCTCATAAAAATAACCTTCCTGAGCATTTGGAGTGCTCAAAAGCCACAAGCAACCGCCAGTGGTTAAAAGCATAGGGGTGATAGACTGCCAAATAGTCTCAGGAAGATAAGCACACTCATCAGGAACGACTACGT